TGAAAATATAAATAATAATAATTACACATACCAAAAGTGTATTTTAAAAAGATGGATCAACGATACAACTTTTGAATTAGATAAAGGCTTTAGATACAGTGTGCCAGGTACTAATCCTAGCATTGAAATAGATTATTCTAATTATAAAGTTAGATTTACTAAAAAAGACGGTAGTTACGTTACAGCTAGATTAGCCGCCCAAACTTCAGATCCAAATAATTCTTTAGGCTATGGAGGCGCTGATGGATTTAAAAATATTTTTACTATTAATCCAGATGTTAGTCAAGACTTACAGGTAGGTTTAAGTTGGTATAATTGTTTTTCATTTGGAAATGGATTAGAATCTAATAGAATACAAGATGGTTTTAATG